AACGTTATCTTAAACCAAAATGGTATGAAGCAAAAGGCTTATGGTTCGGATTGGGTATATTTACAACATTAGGCTCTGGAATATTAATTAATCAAATTGTAAAATAATATGTCACAAAATATAAAACAGATCATTCAACAACAGTACACAATGTGTGCTAAAGATCCTGTTTTTTTCATGAAGCAATATTGTTATATCCAACATCCTAAACGCGGTAAGATCAAATTTAACTTATATCCATTTCAGGAAAATTCATTGACTGAATTGCGAGATAATCGTTATAACGTAATTTTAAAGTCACGACAGTTAGGTATATCAACTCTTTCTGCAGGATTTGCTCTCTGGAGCATGTTATTCAAAGAAGATTTCAACGTACTTGTTATTGCAACAACACAAGAAGTAGCAAAAAACTTAGTAACTAAAGTACGGGTAATGCATGACAATTTACCTAGTTGGTTAAAAGGTAATATTGAAGCAGACAATAAACTTTCATTGAAATTCAAAAACGGCTCACAAATTAAAGCAGTTTCATCCGCAACCACAGGAGCACGTTCTGAAGCATTATCATTGTTAATCATAGATGAGGCTGCATTCATTCGCAATATTGAAGAAATATGGGTAGCATCGCAAGCAACATTATCAACGGGTGGTGGTGCTATTGTTTTATCTACACCTAACGGTATTGGTAATTGGTTTCATTCAGTGTGGTCAGAAGCTGAACAAGAGATTAACGGATTCCATACAATTAAATTACATTGGACCGTACACCCAGATCGAGATCAAGAATGGCGCGATGAACAAACAAAATTATTAGGTGAACGGGGTGCTGCTCAAGAATGTGATTGCGACTTTATTTCATCTGGTCATACTGTAATAGATGGTGCTATATTGATGGATTATGAAATAAAATGTCAAGAACCTATCGAACGACGAGGCTTTGATAACAGCTATTGGATTTGGGAATATCCTAACTATGAAAAAAATTACATAGTAGTAGCTGACGTTGCCCGAGGTGATGGCGCTGACTGGTCAACATTTCATGTTATTGATGTACAATCAATAGCACAAGTTGCAGAATATAAAGGCAAACTGCCACCTAAAGATTTTGGTAATATGCTTGTATCAGTTGCAACAGAATGGAACAATGCATTACTGGCAATTGAAAATGCAAACATAGGCTGGGCAGCAATTCAACCAGCATTAGACCGCGGATATGAAAATATATTTTATACATATAAAGATGATGGTTATGTTGATGTAGACATACAACTTAAAAAGGGTTATGATATGAAGGATAAGTCGCAGATGGTTCCTGGCGTATCAACAACCTCACGTACACGTCCATTAATGATATCGGCACTTGAAATGTATATGCGAGAACGAACGCCTCTAATTCGTTCAAAACGTTTGATACAAGAATTGTTTGTCTTTGTTTGGTTAAATGGCAAAGCACAAGCTCAAAATGGATATAATGATGACCTTGTTATGTCTTTTTGTATCGGATTATGGTTACGAGATACGTCGCTTAAATTGCGACAACAAGGAATAGAACTTAATAAACGTGCACTTTCTCAGTTCACAAAAACATCAGAACAAATTATTTATACTAATCGAAATCAAAATTCTGGAAAAGATTCATGGAATTGGAATGTTGGCGATAGCAATGAAGATTTGACTTGGTTGATACGTTAACGCCGCAGTTCTATAACAAGTTATATTTATATTAAAATAGATAAAAATATGCCTACATTAAGAAAACGATTACAAAATCTTTTTGCTACGAACGTTATTGTTCGAGCATATGGTAAAGATCGATTAAAAGTTGTTGATACCAATCGATTACAATCACGTGGTAATTTAAATCAATCAAAAGTTGCGGATAGATATACTAGACTGCATGGTGCAAATAAACATCGTGTAGGTGGAATGGGTGGTTATGATTCAAATTACTACATGCATCAGAATCGTATGCAACTTTATGCAGATTACGAAATGATGGACCGCGACCCAATTATTAGTTCAGCATTAGATATATATTCAGATGAATCTACACTTGCAGATCAATTTGGTGATATTTTAACTATCAAAACAAGTAAAACGCAAATTCAAAAAATTCTTTACAATTTATTTTATGATGTATTGAATATTGAATTTAATCTTTGGCCATGGATTCGTAACATGGTAAAATATGGAGATTTCTTTTTAAAATTAGATATTGCTGATGAAATTGGTATTATTAACGTACGTCCATTTTCTAGTTATGAAATGGAACGTTGGGAAGAATATGATCAAGCAACGGGTGAATATAAAATACAGTTTAAAAACATTGCAAATCAACAAGCAACATACGATGTTTTTGAAATAGCACATTTTAGAATGTTGTCAGATTCTAATTTTTTACCATATGGTAAATCAATGTTAGAAGGAGCTCGTCAAGAATTTCAAAAATTAATGATGCTAGAAGATGCAATGCTTATTCATCGTATCATGCGAGCACCAGAAAAACGAATTTTTAAAATTGATATTGGTAATATTCCACCAAATGAAGTTGATAGTTTCATGGAACAAATTATCATGAAAATGAAAAAAATTCCTCACGTAGATCCACAAACTGGAAATTACAATATGAAATTTAATCTTGCTAATATGCTTGAAGATTATTATTTACCGGTACGAGGAGGACAGTCATCTACAGCAATTGATACATTACCAGGTATGACTTTTACAGGTATTGATGATATCAATTACATCAAACATAAAATGATGGCTGCATTGCGTATTCCAAAAGCATTTTTAGGTTTTGAAGAAGCCGTTGAAGGAAAAACCACATTAGCATCAATGGATATTCGATTTGCTAGAACAATTGAACGCATACAAAAGATTGCTATATCTGAATTATATAAAATTGCAATTGTACATTTATATGCACAAGGCTTTGAGGGTGAAGATTTAATTGGATTTGAATTAGAATTAACCGCACCATCAATTATTTATGACCAACAAAAAGTTGCATTAATGACTGAAAAAATGACATTAGCAACAGCAATGCGAGATTCGAAATTAGTTTCAGATAAATTTATTTATGAATTTATATTTAACATGTCCGAAGATCAGTGGTTGCAACAAAGAACAGAGGTTGTTGAAGATTTGAAACTTCGATTCCGTCAAAATCAAATTGAACAAGAAGGCAATGATCCAGCAATCACCGGTGTATCGTTTGGTACTCCGCATGATTTAGCAACGGTTCATATGTCATCAAGTGAAGTTGAAGAAAAAGATCAAGGCGGTCGACCAAAAGAGGGAATTAAATTTGGTCAACATAAAAATGAATTTGGATGGGATCCTACGGGCAAAAAAACCATGGATCAAGCATTTCGTCCAGAAAATCAAAAAACAACATTTCAACCCGACCCTAGAGCTGAAAAAACAGTAAGAACAATGGCAGCTGAATCGCACAGTATTTTACGACACATTAATAAAAAAACAAAATCACCTAGTATCATTTCAGAATCATTGAAAACCAAACTTGATCAGGTTACTGATGATGGTACTATGCTAGATGAAAACAATATTTTATAAATACAAACATATTTATTAAAAACCGAAATACTGTATAAGGCAATAATGAAGAAATTAAAACATTCGAAATACAAAAATACCGGTATACTTTTTGAAATATTAGTTAGAAAACTAACTTCTGAAACGTTATCTTCTAATAAAACTATAACTGTTGATATCATAAAAAAATATTTTGGACGTAATACGGAATTGGCAAAAGAATTGCAACTTTACAATGCATTAAGTAAAGAACAACAATTTAAAACAGATGCCCAAGGATTAGATTATATACGAATGATTAAAGAATCATATAAAAAATTAAATCAAACAACGTTAAAACGTCAAAAATATAATTTAGTAAAAGAAATTTCAGAAAAATTTGTATTCAATGATATTGCAAAAATTCATATTCCTAATTATAAAAACATGGCATCTATATACATGTTGTTTGAATATGAAGAATCAGATAATCCTAAACAAATAATGGAATGTAAAAACGTTATATTGAATACGGGATTAATTGCCGAACGAGTTCATGTTAAACAAGATGAATTACTAGAATCATATCAATCGCAACCAAAAGATATTCGTCTATTAGCATATAAATTATTAGTTGATAAGTTTAACGAAAAGTATTCTATTTTAGATGAATCGCAAAAACAATTGTTAAACAAATACATTACCAACGTAAATGACACTACGGCATTGAAACGATATGTAGAGCAAGTTATTCCAAAAATAAAAACGGAATTGTATAATCAGTCAAAATTAGTATCAGATAAAGCTACTAAAATAAAAGTACAAAAATTATCTGAAATGCTATGTACTGTAGAAAATATGAAAACGATTAAAGAATCACATATATTATCATTGTTACGTTACTATGATTTGCTTAAAGAATTAAAAGGATTACATCAATGAAATCGTTTTTAAGAGAAATGGAAGAAAAGTTCATGGATCTAGAAGAAAAACTAGATGCAGTGGGTCATGAAGACGATGACATTGATAATGATGGCGATTCAGATAAATCAGATCGTTATTTAAAAAATCGAAGAGACACTCGTAAAAACGCAATTCTACAAGATGAAGAAGAATTGGAGGAACAAAATGTTACGGCAGCTGTTGCTCCAGTTACTACGCCAAATTGGGTTGGAAAAGCAAAACGTTCTACGGTAACTGCAGGCGGAATGACAGTAGCAGAAACAATGGATCGTAAATATGAATCATTAATTGAATCATATCGAACATTTGCAACAGGTGATGGAAAAATTACTCCAGAATCAAAAATTAAACATACAATAAAAGAAGTTGCAAAAAAACTTCAAGAAATTGAACAAACAGTTAACTATGCAAGTAGATTAAAAACTGAGTCTGGCGTTGCTAGAAACGGATATGGACCTGCAGTTGATAAAGCATTAAATAAAATTTCAGAACGATTAATTAAAATTTCAGAGCGAGTAAGAGCACTAGGAGAATAAAATGTCAAAACAACTAATAGTAGAATATATGCCATTTAAGCACGTTGGTTCATTAACTGAATCAAGCGGTGCTGCATATGGAATACCTGGTGGTTTTGTTGTACAAGGAGTTTTGCAACGAGCAGGAGCTAAAAATCAAAATGGTAGAATATATCCAAAGCCTATCTTAGAACGAGAGTGTCGACGATATCAACAAGAATATATTGACCAACATAGAGCATTAGGTGAATTAGATCATCCAGAGTCTTCGGTTGTAAACTTAAATAACGTTTCGCACAATGTTTTAAAGATTTGGTGGAAAGGTGATGATTTACACGGAGCTGTACAAATATTAGATACGCCATCAGGTAAAATTCTTAAAGAACTTTTTAGAGCAGGTATTACATTAGGCATTTCATCACGCGGATTAGGTTCTGTTAAAGAATTACGTAGTGAGGGGGTAGTAGAGGTTCAAGAAGATTTTGAATTGATATGTTGGGATTTCGTATCTAATCCATCAACCCATGGGGCTTTTATGCGGCCTACGCACATGAATGAATCAGTAAATAAAAATATAACAACAAACAAATACGCAACAGTAAACGACATCATTACATCAATTTTATGTGAAGATGGTAAATGTAGGATAATATAATGAGAACGC